CCCCGACGCCACCGTTGTAGACGAGGTTCAGGCGACCGCCCGACATTGCATCGGCCCAGCCGAACCAGCCGTTCTGGCTGATGTCCTGGTGAATCCCGTTGGTGTAGGGCAGCCCATTGTTGACGAGGCTATCGCCGTGGGTGGCAAAGCGAAGGCTGAGGCGATTGAGGGCAGAGAATAGTTCGACCATGGCTCAGACCTTCACAAGTGCGACGACGGGGGCGTTGAGGTAGGTGACGAAATCCCAGTAGAAGCCCGCTGGTGCGGGGTGGCTGGCGTAGGCCGAGGCCCCCGCGCCCTCTCCATGGGTGGGGGGCCGCATACGAGACTTGAGCGCACTACGGGGGCGGAACGTGCCCGCCTCCGCTATGCGTTCCTGTGCGCGACGGTTGCGCATCAGTCCTTGCGCACCTTGATGACGAGCACGCCAACGTCGCCGTTACCCAGTCCGGACGTACTGAGCCGAAGCTTACCGGTCCCGTCCTGTTCGGAACGGTCCTTGAGCCCGCCAAAGCCGGACAGGTCCGCATCGGCAAACTGATCCCCGGTCATTGACCAGACCAGCGTATCGCTGGCGAGGTAGTCGAATTCGAGCCGCGCATCGAACCCGGTCAGGTCGTACATCAGCCGGTCGATGGTCAGGGACGGGCTTGCCGGAAGTGCGGGATCGAAGCTCGTCGGATCGATGACGACCTCATCGGTCACGTCGCCCGAGCCGTCGCCGGCAATGGCCACGTGAAACGCTGCATTGCGCGTCCCGTCAAGGATCGTGGTGACAGTCACTTGGGCCATTCAAGCCTCCAAATGGAAAGGGGCGGGACCGAAGCCCCGCCCTGCCATCACTGGTCGATCTCGACCCAGGTCACCGAAGCGATACCCACGGCTGCAGTGGTGAGGTACGACAGCGACAGCACGGCGCCGGGTGGCAGGATGATCTCGCCGTTGATGTCCTCGTTGTACTTGGCCGGGGAGATCGAGGACGCCGCCACCACTGCGCCGAGCGGCCGCAGCCATACCGGAGTCGAAGCCAGCGTTGCCGCCGCATCGGCCTTGCCGACGCCGACATTGGCGTTGGAGCCGTTCATGATCGAATTGTGGACGACCATCGGAGTGGTATGCGTGGTGGCCGTCTCGGAAGGCGCGGTGCTGATCGCAAGGCCGACGACCGCCGCACCAGCCGGAGCGGTGGACGGGGCGAAACTGACGGACTTGATGACGAGCAGCTTGTTGGACCCTGCGGGGTTGGACAGCGCGAGACCCGTGCAGGTGGTCGAGACGGTGGAGAGAGTGACAGCGCCAGCCGAGCACGCATGATACATGTTGCCGAGGCGGGCCTGTTCGAAGAACCAGTCGGTAGAAAGGGCCATGACGGCCTCCTATGAGGGGAATTGATGTGGGGAAGCGGTCAGGCGTCGGTTGACGCGGTGGTGTTGATCAGCATCGCTTTTTCGCCCGCGAGGTTGCAGACGTAGATGTTGTCGAACAGGTGGAACGTCGCGCCGGTAATCGCCTCGGTGATGTTCGCGGCGTTGTCGGTCAGCATGATCTGGATGTTCGGGCCGATTTTGCCGGTCGAACCTGTCACCGTATCGACAATGCCGATGTCGGCCGCGTTCTTTTCCCAGATGTAGCCGGAGTGGATGTCCACATCGACCGCCGCAGTGGTGCGGATATCGATGGCGCCAACCGAGAAATTGCCGACGAGCTTGAAATTGCGGATCACCGGGTTATCCATGCCGGTCAGGGCAACGGCCGAGGCTCCACCCGCCGCCGCAGCGCCGTTGTGGAAGTAGCCGTCGATCAGCAGCCGGTCCGCGTTGGCATCGGCACGGATCACGTCCGTTGCCTGCCCGGTCACGTCACGCCATTCGCAGTTGATGAGCGCACAGTCGGCCGCGTTGATGTCGATCGGGCCAGCCAGCGCATCGATTCCCCCCGTGAACAGCACGTTGTAGATCGTGATGTTGGCCGCATCCACGTCCATGTCGGCAGTGGTCGCCGTGGTGAAATTGACCGTCGCGCGCTTGGAGCCGGTGCCGAGCCCGACAATCGCAATGCCAGCCACGTCGAGGGCGAGGCCGGCCGCAGCGGTGACCGTCTCGGTGTGGCCCGGCATGACGGCGATAATGTCGCCTCGAGAGGCAGTGCAGCGGCCCACGGCGTAATCGATGGTGGCGAACGGCTTCTGGTACGTGCCGGGGTTGCCGTTGGAACCGCCAACGCCGCCTTCAGCGATGACGGAGCTGCCATTCACCCACCAGACCTTGCCGGGGTGCATGACAGTGAGCGGCATGCCTCGAACGGTGATACCGTTCAGGAAGCCGTTGGGGAAATTCGAGGTTCCAGACATAGGATTCTCCTCTTGAACGGCGGTGCCGTCCGAGTTGCGGAAGTTTCAAGGGTTCGAAGGTATGGAAGCGGGACGGCTTGATGCGGCGCCCCGCTCCCCTTTGCGGCTACAGGGAGAAAGCCGCTAAGCTTCAGGCGCCGGCGCTGCCGAACATGCCGCGCCAGTCGCCCCAGCCGCCGATATATCGTTCGGTGGCCTTGTGCTTGAAGTTATCAGTGTCGAAATCCGAGTCCTTGGCAAAGGATACGGCGCGACGGTTGAACAGCTTCAGCGAGTCCGGAGCATCGGTCTTGATGAACCAGGCGTCAGTGTCGGTGAGGTAGTGCCACACCATCACGCCTTCCGGCAGAAGACCCATCGACTTCACCGCGTTGATCGCGTTGTTGGCGCTGTCGTTCTGCAGGTTGGACTTGACGATGCGTTCGGCCTCGAACGCGAGGTTCGGCGGCACGATGAGTTTCTTGCCCATCAACTTGACCCTGAGGCCGCGGGAGTCCGTGGCGTTCATGATCTGGATGAGCAGGTCTTCCAGCGATGCTTCGGACAAGTCCGCCGCAACAGTCAGTTCGTTCGACTGCGTGCCGTTCAGGGTCGGGTGGTCGGTCGCGATCATTTCCTTGCCGTCGCCGCCCGTATAGGACGAGTTGAAGGCGCGGTTGATGATGTTGGCGAGCACCGTTTCCTTGGTGATGCGCATCGAACGCGCCAGCATCTTGGTCCGGCTGGTGGCGCGGCCCTCGTAGAGGTTGTCTTCGACCGCCTCGATGGTCTCGATAAAGCCAAGCCCATAGGTGACGTGGGTTAGGCGGGTCGTCGGCCCCTGTGAGTGCGTGTCGTAGGAGATCGAACCGCCTTCGGTCTTGACCGGAGCAAGACCGAACCCGGCCAGCTCGACCATTTCCTCGTAGTTCTTCTCCGAGCTGACAACCTCGAAGACCTTGGTGTGCTGTAGCGGAACATCGTTGTAGGATGTGCCGAACAGCGCATGAAGCCCAGGCCACAGGAGCTTGGGATGATTGCCGGTAGTGATAACAGCCATTTTCCAGCTCCTTTCCTAGATGCCAGCGATCTGATTGGCGCGCTGGTGACGGTTGATGCGAACCAGCCACTTGGCATGCTCGCCGATATCGTTCCCCTCGCGGTTCACGAACCCGACGATCTGCAGGTCAAGCGTATTGGTTGTCGCCTCGGTGGCGTTGTTCAGTTCGACGCCGCTGAGGCCCGTGGTGGTCGAGCCGGACGCCACGACGAAATTGGCGTTGAGGCCAATGTCGTTCGCTGCGAGTGCTGTGCCGCCCGAAACCTCCTGGATTTCGAACAGCAAATCAGGATCGTCGGCCACGGCCAGCAGGCGCTGGGTCGATGCAGCGCGGTAGGTGAGGCTGTCGCGGGTGTCCGGGAGGACTGCGACGACAACGCCGGCCATCACGTCGCCGGTCGCGGCCTGGTCTACGTCCTGGTAAATCTGGCCGCGAATGGTCTGCGCGGTGCCAGAGATGATGACAGGATCGCCTACGAAGATAGCCGTGCCGTCGCCAGTTGCCGTCGAGTAGATGTTGACGGAACCAGTGTACGGACGGCCGGAGATGTACCGAACAGGCTTCAGCCCGAACGGGGTGTCAACGTTCGCCATAATGGGAACTCCGATGATGTTGGGGTGGAGGACCGCACCCGGCGAACCGGATGGCTAGTCCCTGAAATCGACGCCGCCTGGCGTCTTGACCGAATTGCCTGCGTCGGGAGTGTAGAACTCATCGCCCGACAGGCCGTTGTTCTTGTGGGCGGTACCGCGCGTGATCTGACGATCTAGCTCTTCGGCGCCCTTGTTCTTTTCCTTCTGGTCCGCGTCGTACCAGTCCTTGGGCTTCTGCATGAGGACGGCATTGGTCGGTTTGCCGCCATCCGTCCCGACGAACCGAGTTTCGGTGCTGGCGTCATTGACCGGCGCGGGGTCCCAGTCCTCATCGTGCATACGCTGGACTCGTCCGGGAGTGTCGTTCACCCAGCGATAGGCGAATTTCTTGCGGTCCAACTGGTCCTCAGGAATATGCAGTTTCAGGCCGGCCGCTACAGTCGAGCCCGGCTTCTTGCGGCGTTCCCGCCTCGTTTCCTCTGCGCGGTTGCCGCGCGATGCGACTTCAGCCATTTCGGCATCCTTTCCTTGTTCAGCGGGCGAGATACACTTCAGCCCACGCATCCACTGTTTTGTAGTGACCCGCTGCAACGTCCTTCCTGGCCTGGGCCAGTTCGGTCGCGTTGAGCTTGGATGAAGGCCCCTTTGGAGGCTGGGCGCCGGGGAAACTGCCTCCGGCGTCAACAGCGGCATGGCCATTGGCCGCCGTCGTGTCCTTGAAGTAGCCCGGAAACTTCTTCCGGATCGCCCCAATGACGAACTTCATGTTGTCCTCGAACGAGATGCCGTCGTTCAGCGCCGCGTTGCTCTCGGAAACCTTGATGGCGTACTCCGCCATATCGGGCTCTTCCACGAACCAGGCATTTGCCTTGGCGAAGTCGCGGATAAGCGCGTTGTGGTCCTTGTTCTGCGGTTCGAGGCTCGGGTCTTTCCCGTCCTGCGCCGCGTCCTTCAGGGTTTCGATCTGCGCATCGATATGCTCGACGCGGGCTTCGTCGCCCTCCCTGATCGCGGCCTTCTTTTCGGCCTTCAGGGCATCGATCTTGCCTTCGTATTCCGCCTTGATGCGGGCGGCGGTCTTTTCGAACATGGCGCTCATGCGCTTGTTCGTTTCCTTCAGGCCCTCGATTTCCTTCTCGAGGTCCTTGTTGCGAGCCCGGATGATCGGGATCACTTCCTCGCCACGGCGGTAGTATTCCTCGGCTGAGAGGAACTTGGCCGGACGATGGTCGCCCTTGAACTCGGCTTCGGGAACCCAGCCCATCTTGCGGGCTTCGGCCTCGAAATCGACTTCCTGAGACGACGAAGCCGCCTCGGGGGCGGCCTGTGTGGTGGTCTCGACTGCGGCGGCTTCTCCGCCCTGCGTGTCGGTCATTTAGCTTTCCTTTGCTGGTTTCAGTCGGTCATCACCGCCATCACGTCCTTGTCGTTCACAAGAACATATTCGACGCTATCCTTGCCTTTGACGTGGACGCCGGCATACTTGGCATAGAGCACCCGATCACCGGGCTTGGGCGGGCTCGCATTGGCTGCGGCCCATTCCTCTTGCTTGGCGTAGGTGAAGGCCAGCGGGGACACTGCGACAAGCGTGCCCTCGGTCATGGCCCATTTCTCGGATTCGGTCGTGCTCGGCGGCTTCCAGAGGGTGCCGATCTTTTCCTCAACCGGCTTGGGAAGGATGAGGCACTTGAACTCGGTTGGCATGATGCCGGGGTCGCTAGCCTTCTCACCGAGCGCCCTGCCGGCGATGTGGCGAATTGCTTCTTTGTCGAGATACGCCGGTAACGCCCGCCCTTCTTCATCCTTGAATTGAACAGCGGCGATCAGAAGCTCTTCTGCCAATCGGTCTGCGTAGTTATCGCTCATTCGTTTGTCTTCTCCGCTTCTTTTAGTGCCGCCACTTCCTCTTCGGTCAGCAACTCATCGTAGGTCACTTCGACCACGCTCATGACGCCTTCAGAGTACCCCTTGCTGTGCGCCGATGTCGGCTGCTCCGCCGCCCATTCCATCGGCGGGTACGAAGTCAGACTCATCAAGCTGTTCATCAGCAGGTCCAGCCGGGATTTGGTCTGCTCCGCCAGCCGGGAGAACACCTCCCGCGTCATTGGGCTGTCCTTCCATGCCTGGAACTCTTCCTTGTCCAGCAATGTCCATCTCCATGCCGTGCTCGGCGGTAATCATCTTGAGCAGCATTTCGAGTGCGCCCGTGATCTGGCCCACGTCGATCTGCCCGGCCTCCGCCATCGACTTCATGGCCGTTGCGAGCTTGTTCGTGGCGTCCGCGTTCTTCGCCTCGGCCTCGCCTTCCTTGGCCTCGACCTCCGCAATGGCGGCGCGCTTCGCCAGCGCCTCGACCTCAGGGTCCGGAGGCGGCGGAGGCACAAGCAACTGTTCGATCTCTTCCTCGCCAATCGCCTCGAGGAAGCGCTTGGTTGCCTCCATCTTGTTGATGGTCGGGTTCTCGGCCGAAATCCCGTACACGGCCTGCGCCTTGGCGATCCGTTGCGGCTTGGTCACGGCCTGCGGGTCGGAAATCGGCGAAATCCCCATGTCGGACAGGTCGTAATCCTTCCTCGGATCGACCATTTCCTCGCCGTCGAAGAACTGCTGGTATTCTTCCTGCGTCAGGTGCTTGCGGTTCAACTCTGCATGCAGCCGGAATTCAGCCTTCAGGGCCCGGTAAAGGCGCTTGTAGATCGAGGTAAAGACCTGCAACCCCTGTTCGATCAGCGCCATCGTGGTCCCGACCGGCGCGGTAGCGGGGGTTTCGCCCGTCAGCACGTCCTTGATAGAGGCCAGTTCCTTCCCCGAGTTAATCAGGAATTCCAGCAGCGTCATCAGCACGGGGGACGGCCCAGGATAGGTGATCGGCATGATCGCCTGGTTGAGCGGCCCTGTGGTGTTGAGGTACTTCCACTCGCCCTGTTCTATCCGGAACGTCGCATTGCGCTGTTTCGGGCCAAGCTGTGCCGAGATGAACCCGCCCTGCACGATGGACATATGCGCCGCGTCAAAGGTCTGGTTCAGCGTCGTGTTGATGGAGTCGTTCAGGTCCTTCAGCAGCCACCCGAACCCCATCCCCATCGACCCACCATCCGGAGACGGCAGAAACAGATACTGGATGTAATAGGTGTTCTTGCGCAGCGAGACGACCTTGGTGCCCTTGTCGGTCTGTTCCACAACAGCCGTATCCGGGGACCAGTTGGCGACGATGCGGCACACTTCCTGCGAGGACTTGTGGACCGTCACCACATAGGGCTCTGGGTATCCATCATCATCCAGGTCGAGCAAGCGATGCTGTTCGAGGAACAGATGCGGCCCCGAACTGTCGCGCTCGTCCGCCTTGTCGTCATCCGACTTGGCCATGTTGGCATAATCGAACTTCGCAAACCGTCCGTCCGCAATGCGCTCCGCGATCTCGTAGGGGTAGAGATACAGCTCCTCCGTGATCCGGGGCAGATCGACAAACCGTCCCCAGTAGTTGAACACCAGCCGGTCAGGCGCGATCAGCCGTGTCTCTTTCCGCTTCAATGAGGGATTGTAGAACACCTTGCGGTACATCGAACCAAGGATGGATACCTGCAGGGTCAGGCGGTCGGTGTCGCCCTCCCATTCCGGCATCTGCTCCAGGCACTGCCAGCTCATGTGCTCCGACACGCGATCCGCGCGGCGTTCCTTTTGCCCATCAGGGTCGGCGCCGAACGACTTGGCCTTGACGACACGATCAGGCGGACAAATCGCTGGATAGGCGCGTGCCTGGAATTGCAGCGCTGCCGTGGCGATCAGCGGGTACTTGACATTGGACGCTCGAGCGAACGGGTAGTTCTTTTCCTCCGCCACCATCATGGCGAGGTCGATGGCGTCCTTGTTCTTCTCCTCCCAATCCTTCCGGGATTCCTTGTCGATGTCGTACTCTTCGCAGACCTTTGCCGAGATCGGGGGGAGTTGATCGGGCTTCAGCAAGTCAACGATGTTGCGGGCATTGAGCAGGTGTTCGTAGGTGATGCCCTTGGAACGGGTCTGGTAGTCGCCCTCCCCGATTTCCTCCATGTCCGCGTCAGCCAATTTAGTATCCTGTCGTGCCGTTGCGGGTCTGGTCGCGGAAGTCGTCAAAGTCTTCGTCATCGAGCGGCGCTGTCTGCGCGAACCGCTTCATCATCACGGCATAGCGAACCGCCGAGATCGTATCGTCGCGCTCCTTGACCACCTTGCCATCCTTGCGGTGGTACATGCGCCGCTCTTCAAGGAACTCGACGCAGTTGGAGAACACCTTGAGGCGCCCCGACATCATACGGTCGAGCATTTCCATCAGCCCGGCCTCGACCGAGTTGGACCCGTCCTCATAGGTGGCGCGCTCGGGGAGCATATTCAGCCCCTGCTTGCGGTACTGTGTCGCCAGGTTCTCGCCGGCCGCCGTGTCGTTGTTGCCGTCATGCGGCCATGCCCACGGGAGCCATTGGTCGCCATTGCCTGACCACGGCTTCACCGCAGCGGCATGGATGACCGGCGTTGCTTCACGCTTGCGATAGGTCTTGGTGACGTAGAGCACGTCCGCATCACGGTCCCATGCCAGGTGCGCAAAGGCGCTCGGATGGTCCCAGCCGAAGTCCATGCCGCCGATCTGCGTCCAGTATTCCGGGATCTGGAACGGCTGGACGATAATCTCGTCCTCGATCACCGGGAAGATCAGCCCCGACCCAAGCGACGGGATGCCCTTGGTTCGCGCCTCCCGTTCATGCGCGGGATACGACGCTATGATCCGCGCCCGTTCCTCTGGCGTGTAGTGCTCCGCATCATCGATCGTCATGGTCGTGACGATGCGGTCTTCGGACTCTTCCATCAGGAACCGCGCCACCACATTGGACATGCCGAGCAGCGGCGTGAAGGTCATCAGGATAATGCCCTTGGTGGCATTGGTGCGCGTGATGCCTTCGATGTAGACATCCTCAGGCGCTTCCTCATCGAACCACACACCATCGACGGTGTTGGCCTGCCACTTGCCCCGGCCCTGCTCATAGGCCTTGAACAGCATCGTAGACGCACCACCAGACACATGGCGCACCGTCACGCTGTCCAGCGAGTTGCTGACGCCTGTGCGCCTCGTCCTGCCCAAGAGACAGTCGGCGGGGATGAACCCCGTTCCCCATTCCTCTTCCTTGTCAGGCGGGCCAACCAGCAGGCGCTGGACACCATCCCTCGTCAGCTCGTAGCTTTCCGAGCCGGACAGCCATACAGTCGGCCGATCCCAGCGCTTCCCATCCCACCAGTCGGGATAGCGCCCCGTGAGATGCATCGCGACCTCTGCCGCACCAGCCATGGTCTTGCCAAGCTGGTTGCCGGCGAGAAACAGCCGCTCCCGATGCGTGGCACCAAGGCGATGGAAGTCGCGCTGCTTGGCGTATGGGCGGTAGTCTCTAAGCCTGTTCTGGCGGATCAGCCGGTCGCGACGGATCAGCAGGGACGTCAATTCCTGCCTTTCCGAGAAGCTCAGCGAGTCTAGCATTCACCTGCTCTTCGGACATGCTGTCGATATGCCCGCTGTGGTTGATGTCGAGCCGCTCGCCGTACTTCTTCGGCTTCAGCTTGCCGGCCATCCACTTGCGCGCCTCGATACGAAGCTGTGACCGACGGATGGCCTCGCCATTCTCACGCCAGCCGACGCCCTGGCCTTCATCGCCAAGGCGTTCCATCCAGTCGTTTCGACCGTCATCCGCAATCGTCAGGATGTCGTCAAAAACAGCGTCTGCCTGGGCTTCCCGCGCGCGCGCATACTGGTCCGAAAAGGATTTGTCGTCGGCCAACCAAGCGAACACTGTCGCCTTAGCCGGCATGCCTTCATCCCCGCAAATGGCGCGCAGGCTTTCACCGTCCGCGATGCGCTCGCATATGGTTGCCTTTATGGCTGCTGCGTCATTGGGTGAGTATGTCATGTGCCCCTACTTCTTCGGGCGCGGTTTGGGCTTGCAGGGCTTGGACATTAGAACATCATTCCTGCGGCGCGGTGATGCCTTGGCATTTCGCGATATGAATTTTCTACGCTTCGGCTCGTTCGGCAAACCGTGCTCGTGGCCGGACAACTGCTCAATGAGCTTTTCGAACAGCACTGCGTCGATGTAGCGCTGCAAGTCCATCTCAGCGATGGCGTCTATCAGGTCATCGACCTCGTGCGCCCTCAGGTAGAGCCCCTTGCCAGCGGCGGACGCGGCAGCAAGCTTGTCGAACATTTCGATGTCACGCTCGCTCATCCGCTATCCTTGGTCTTGTTGTGGAACTGGCGGGCCGGGAGTCCATGATCGCTACGGGCCAAGATGCGATCCATGCCCCGTTTAACTAGCCAGGCACCCGCCAGAATCACAAAGGCGCAGATCACTCCGCGCCTCGCAACCGACAAACGATACCATGCATGGTTGCGTTCAGACGATAGTCTGAAAATCGCATTACGTCCCTATTAGGCCGCTTCGCGACTCTCGTCAAGCCGCTTGACCTTGTTCCCGCTGAAGTGATGCGCGAGCGCGTTGAGCGCCAGCCGGCAATCCCCGACTAGGTGCCAGTGCATCTCGTCACGGCAGACGATGTAGTCTAGCCCGGCAATGAGGTTGCGCCCACGGTTCGGGAACAGGCACTGCTCATCCATAACGGCCTTCTGTGCCGCCTCGTATCGACGTACCGCGCCCTTGCACCAGTCGGTGTAGGTGTCGCTCTCGCCTTGATCGCCACCACCCGAACTACTGCGCAGCGCGTCGGGAGATTTCACCGCCCGCTGGAATGCCTCGCGGATTGACAGATACTCTTGCGCCGCGTCGTACTGTGCCTGGCTCATAACCTTGGTGAGTTGCAACCTGCCGACGAACGTTGATGCCTTCTGATCGCGAGCGTCCTTCTCGGAAAGACCGAACAGGCGCATCCTCGTCAGGATGGGTTCGATGTTCTCTTGATGGGCATCGATCGCCCGAGACTTTCGCCCCGATGCAGTACGTTTCACGCCAGCTTGCTTCTTACGCCCCATGTAATGCCCCTTGATGAAGTGGATTTAGGCCGATAGCGGAAGCCACTTGGTTTGCAGCAGTTTCGGATACAGCCTGTGTACAGTCTCGTCGTCACCGACCAGCGGAACATGCCAGTACGGGCCAATGTTGCCGGCGATGCTTGGCCCCATGTCCACCCAAGCTTTCGACCAGTCTAGATCGTTGAAGCGCTCCGTCATCATGTCTCCCCTGATCGGATGGCCGTCGAACAGCCAATCGCTCTTCGATAGGTGTTCCATCCACGTCGCCTTGAGTGGCGGGCCGGAGAACAGCGGGTCGCGCACGTCCTCGGGTATGTCAGCCATCTACTGTCTCCGGGGGCTGGGCTCGCTTGAGAAGTCGCTCGGTGAAGGCCTCGAAGTCCTTCAGCCGACGCTTCGTGCTGGAGTGATCGACAGCGAGAAACCAGCCGCGACCGCAACGCATCACTCGTGGCGCCGGCTTGCCATTGGCGATCTCGTAAGCAGCTTGCCAGCGCTCTATCACGCCGTCTTCGATCTGCCGCTTCAACACCGACTTCAGCATCTCACCACTCTCTCTCGCTCATTGGTTGCTTCCTTGTTGAGGGGTTAGGCGGCGCGTGATAGAAGCCTTTGCTTCGTGACCTTCATTGTCGCTTCGTCCAACGGCATGCCGCGCCGCTCAAGGCGGTGAATGTGTGAGTGGCAGTCGCGACAAACCAAAATCAGATCCGACAGCTCCTCACGGCCGATCCGCTCATAGGTCCAGTGGTGGAGTGACAACCCCTCGCGGCTATCGCACCCGAAGGTGTGGCAGACCCAGCCCTTGAACAGATTGCCGGCCTTCCAGCGTTGCTTCACGTCGAGCCAATGCGGGCTCGCCAGGTAGTCCACATAGAGGCGGAACCCCAACGCATGCATCCGCGCCTGCAAAGACAACGTGCCGTTACTGGCCTTGTCGAGACGCGCCCGCTTCTTCTTCGATTTCGGCGGCTTGACGCGCGTCGGCAGAACCTTTGCATGCACTCGTGGCGGTTGAATGATCTTGCGGTGCTGTTCAGGCGTGCGAACGAGATCAACCGGCATGTTCCAGAGCACTGACCTAGTTCGTTTTGTGGTGTTTGCCATGGTTATCAATAGGTTATGACTGCTGGTGAGCCTGTTGCAAGAGTAAAGGGAGACTAACCCCCGCATTTCACAAGGAAACACGTGAGTTAGCCCCGTCCTCTACACGGTCTTGACTGCCGGAGCCGCCCGCCGCTTCGAGTTTCGCTGGACAACATGCCGCCAGCAAATCGACCGCACTTTATCGCGCCTGCATATCGACGCGCCGTACGCCCCTTCGGTCTTTCGGGATGGGGCTTGAGCATGTACGGACCCCGTGGTTCTCCTAGTTCGACTGTCCCGCCACCGGTCTTGCGTACGTCCGGGATACAGAGGCAGAAGATCATTCGCTTGCGCTCCACCGTGCGGTATTATACTACCACTAGTGCGTCGGGTGATCTGCTGAGAGACCGACGTATTTGAGGGCCTTGCGTCGTGACGGACGCGGGCCCTTATTCTTTGGACAGCGCCTCCAGATGTCTGCGGGCCCGTCTCTCTAGAGAGCGGGTCTCTTGGTCGAGGTCTTCCGGCGCGCAGTCGGCGATCTCCGGACATGAAAGAAAGTCTCTGATAATGGCGGCAGCATCCACCGACGCCTCTGCCTCTGCGGAGTATTCGGACAATCGCCGCTCTATCGCTTTCGGCGCGCGCCATTCATTCCATGCCTCAATGCGCCGTAACTTTTCCGCCCTAGCGATTTGCAGCGCCGTGAAGATGGCGACGTGCTGCGCGTCACTGGTCTTGAAGTCGCGACGGCTGATGCTGTCACTGTTCTCCACCAGGTATTTGTAGCGGTCGATCAGTTCCGCGAGGCGTTCGTCACTGACAAACTCGCCAGTGCCGCCGCAATATAGGCATGACGGGTCAGGTTCGTTCGGGCCGTCCATGCAACCGCAGTGCTGGCTCATGGCAAATCCTCCATCTCAATTGGTTCCGCCGCGACCCACAACATGCCGTCACCCCGGCACCATGGGCATTCCTCGCCGGTCGGGTAAACGTCAGGGTCATTGCCGCCATAGCGGGACGTGTAGAACTGGCCTTCGCCGCCGCAGACGTCGCAGCAGACGAGCCGGACGCAGGTATCGTCCAGAGCGGCTATCTTGGCCTCGTAGGCGGTGATCTCCGCCTGCTTGCGCATCGGGCCGGGGTAGCAGCTATCCCAGATGCTGTAGAGGGTCATTTGGACACCCTGTTGAGAGTGTCGCCGGCCAGTTGAATAGCGGCGGCGTGGCCGTCCCCCGTCGTGGATTCTCCGCTAGCGGCGATGGCGCGGAGCGCATCCACCAAGATGGCCTTCTGGGCCTCGACCTTGCCGGCGTACTCGCGCCAATGGCGGGCTTGCGTGCGCACGTCCTCCAAGATGCTGTCGCTATAGAACGCACGCATCACCGCCTTGATATCGGCCGGCGTACCCCAGATGTTGATGCCGTTGTGGCTGAGACCGGCCAGGTTCGACTTGAGCGCGGCAACGGCAGCTTTCGCGTAACCGTCAAACTCGCTGCTGTACTCGGCGTAGGCATCGCCTTGAGCATCAGCTATGCCGTGGGCGATGATGCTGATCAGTTCGTCGCTCATTCCGCGGCCTCCGCGATTGCAAGCAATGCCGCCCTCACCTTGGCCTCGGCAGTCTCCAAAGCCTCGGGGTCAGGCGCATCGGTCGGAGCTTTGAACCGGCTACGAATAGCCTCCTCCAAAGCCTCAAGCTCGGCTTTGGTGAGGACTACCTTCGGATGCACTGATGGTAGCGGGGCAAGGAGGTGCTGACCCTTGTTCATGACCGCACCCACTGCACGTTGTCGTAGAAGGGGTTGCGCTCGAGCGGCTGCACGGTGGCGCGCGGGGTCAGGTCGCGAAGCCGACGCTTCGCCTTCCCCTCAGTCTCGTAGCGACCCACGACCTTGCTGCCGAACAGCACCGCAAACGGACGCGCGGCGTCATTGAGGGGAATCGGGTTCTTGCGAGTGTCGATGATCCTGGCCAATTGCGTTCTCCCGTTGATTTTGTATCCGTCCCCTGTTATGTAACCGGGGACGGATATGATGTCAATAAGCGGGGACGCTTTTTCGATGACTTTGACAAACTTTTCGGGGACGGATACGCCAGCGCGGATGGGACGCCCGCCGCTCAACGTCAAAGAGACCAAAGTTCGCCTGACAGACGAGCAGCGGCAGCGCATTGAAGCGCTCGTTGGCCCCAACCGAATGGCCGCGTTCATCCGCGAAGCGGACCAGGTCCACATGGTTAACGTGTTCGCGGCTCATGCTGCGCCCCTCGTGACGGTTGACGAATCTTTGATCATGAGTTAAGAAACTATACACATCGTGTTTCACTGTCAATATAGTTACTATCCCCACCTGCGAGGCCTGAATGACCTACGAAATCCCCGGCATGAGATGGGGCGTCGAGCAGAGGCTGGAGTTCATCGAGTTCCGCCTGCTCTGGGAGGGCGGGGTGAACCGCGCGGACATCATGCAGATGTTCGGGGTGTCGGTGCCGCAGGCGTCGAAGGACCTGACGCTCTATCAGGAGCGCGCGCCGGGAAACGTCGAATATGACAAGAGCGCCAAGCGG